GTCATGCCCCAGCCGAACCACGCCGCAGTCGGCACGGCGGCGATGAGCCACGGAATCCAGAATGCCTTGTGCTGCATGCCCTCGCGCACGACAGCCGCGTTGTTCGCCTGCGCCGCCATCTGGGACTCGATCGCCTTGATGGACACATCGGCCTTGATGCGCTCGGCATCATTGGCGGCGTTGAGCTTGAGCTCGTAGGCACGCGTGAGGGCGGTGGCGAGATCGCCACCGAGCCATTTCAGGATCAGTTTGATCACGTTGCCCAGCCGAGTTTCTTGGCCGCCGCATAGGCCATCTCGACCGCCACGCCGATGGCCATGCCAAGAAGCATGAGCAAGTCAGGGTCAGCGCCGATCTGGTATCCGATTTCGGAATCCAGCAGGCCCATCGTAACGAGCGCGGCAGCTGCGTACCGGAGCACGATGCGTGCGATTACAGAGATCATGCGGAGCGTCCTTTGAAAAGAGCCACGAACAGCGCGACGAGAACTTCGACCCAGCCAGCCTTCTTGCTGGGTGTGGCGCTCGGCGGCATTTCCGGCTTGGGGGTGGCGGGAGTGGCCGCGGCCGGCGGAACGGTGAGATTGAGTTTCATTGCCCGACCACGCGCTTCCTTCACCTCGGCGAGGCCAAGGCTGCCGCCGTTCCACCGCTTGCGGATGGCGGTCGTCTGGCCGGCGTCGGCCATCTCATTCAGGCCCCACTTCTGCCAAAGGATGAGAGCCGCCTTCATCCCGCTATCCGCCTGGCGAAGCAGGTCTGGGTTGGCTACGACTGGAAGGCCGCTTTCCTTCTCGACCTTGGCGAAGTTGGCACGACCCGTGACCTGTCCGGGGCCGGAGCCGCGATAGTCCCAGCCATCGTTCGGCTGAGTGTTGCCGAGGTTGGTGCGCCCCCAGTCGCCGCCGTAGATCTTGTTGGCGATTGCCTTCTGGTCGGCCGCACGCTTGCCGGATCGACCGAGGCGATTGGCGTCAGCGGTGCTGATGCGATGGCGTCCGAAGGTCTTGAGCAGGCCGTCGACCGAGTAGTTCAGGTTCTCTGCCAACTTCGTGAAGCCGCCGGTCTCGTGCGAGACATTCGCCATAAACTCGGCAATGCGCTTCTGGTTGTTCACGCCATAGGAGGCAGCGTACTTATTGAACGCAGCCGCGAGGTCGTCGTGCATCTGCACGCGCTTCGTCGTTCCCGCGATCGCTCGCAGGTCGTTTGCGGTAATCATGTTGTGGTCCTTCAGATTGTGCCGGCTGCGGCTTAATTCGAGTCCGTCAGCCCGTTGCGCTGATACTGCGACCAGCCGTCTGGAGTCGCAGGCGTCCCGGCCGGGGAGTCCTTCGCGACGGTCCCGGTGTCGCCGACGGTCTTTCCGTCGCCGCTAGTCGCGCCGTCTTTTGCTGGAGCCTTGCCGCCCTTGCCGGACTTGCCGTCGTATAGCTTGGCGCTGATCGCGGTCGTGTAGCCGCCCGACTTGTCGTACTTGTGGGTCGCCGTGTCGATGACATAGGGCACGTCATCCAGTCCGGGACGCACGCCCTTGAACAGCAGAGCAGAGCCCGCAGTTATGGCGGTGTCGCCGATGACGGTGACGGATGCGGAGCCTTCGCCGCGCTTGAGCTCCCGTGCCTTCGCCTGAGCAGCCTTGTCGGCCTCCTCCAACGATGAATACGGTTCCGGGATACGGTAGACGCTGTCCCCGTCCTCGTCGCCCTCCGCCTCGATCTCGACGCGCTCGGCTTTGTCTTTGTCCTGGTGGTAGGCGACCACCTTGCTGTACTTCGTGCGGTCGTTTGCCTCAAAGGAGCAACTGCCCTGCACGATCATATCGGGCGTGACGATGACTGTTCCGGCAAAGGTCCCTGTCGAAGAAAGGCCGGAGCCTCGCTTGGCAAAGACCATCTTGCCGTCTTTGATGGCGAACAGCGCATTGTGTCGACGCTCGAGGCGCCGCATGAACTCAAGGTTGGATTCGTCCTGCTGGCCGATCCACTCGTATTCAAAGTCGCCGATCTCGGAATCGACGGATGCGGAAAGCCCGCTCTCCCCGGCGATCTCGGAGACTACGTCCTTGAGCTTCTTCTTGTCCCAGTGCCGCTCCTGCTTCTCCTTGAGCTTGCCGTTCCGAAGATCCGCGGACTTGCCGCCGATCGTCATGGAATACGGCAGGCACTTCGGCGTCACCTTATCGACGGTGAAGCGGCCAAGAGACCGGGTCGTGCCGTAGCCAATGCGAATATCGACGATCGCGCCCTTGCGCGGGATGGCGAGGAACTGCGGCGGGCCGTCGTTCAGCTCCATGTCGAACGTGTCGGCCTTTACGCCCTCCTTGTCCGTCACGCTGACGGATATCAGCCGCTCATAGAAGGCGCCGGCAACCGGCTGGCCGTCGATCGTGATTTCAATTCTGGGCTTCATTGCTTACTCCCAGAGTTTCACCAGTTCGCGCGCCGCCGGTCTCGTGTCGATGTCAGGCATGAAGAGAACAGTGCCGATCGGCAGGACAGGCCCCAGCGCACCCATACCAGGGTTTGCGTTGAGGACGATTTCAGTGGTCGACCGGGTGCGGCCGTAGAAGTCCCGGCAGACAAGGTCGACCGTCTGCCCGGCTTTTGTGACGTATGTGGATGGCATTTGACTCCCCACGTACCGGCGCAGAAGATTGGCACGGCTGCAATTGGAGGTAGATCGTGACCCTAAACATCCCACGCGACTTCGTCGCCGCTATTGGCGTAGCATTGGGATACAAGGCGGTGGCAGACGAATTGCTGCGCAGGTTGTCGGCGGCGTCACCGAAACCTGTAGACATCGACGAACTGCGAGCTTGCATCGTCCAGGATTTCAAATCCCTACCGGTTGAGGGCCTTTCGTATGAGAAGGACCATATAGCGATAAAGGCGGGCCTGGACGCGATCATCGACTATTTCGATCGCCCTCTCGATGAGTTGCTGTCAATGACCACGTGATCTTGTTTGAAGACGATTCTCATGTTTCGCGTCACCCGAACAGATTGAGGATCGGAGCGAACAGGCCGCCGCCCGCGGCCGACTGGCCGTAGCGCCTGAGCGTAATCGAATAGCTGTTCTTCCGCGCAGCGCCGGCAGCGTCGTGATAGCTTCGGTCCTCGTCGACGGCTTGCACCGTGAACATCCCGTGGATGACGCCCTCGTAGTCGTCGCCCGAAACCAGCATCATGGGCGTTCCGGCCTGCGCCGCGGCTATGATTCCGTCGAGCGACGCTTGGCCGCCGTACTCCTGCGGGAAAAGTACGCCGCGGATCGTCACCTCCTCAGAGGTTGGGCCGGTCCACTGCTGCTGATCCATCGTCTGCGCGACCTTGATCTCGGCCCACGGCGTCTGCACCTTGCGCTGCACGCCTTCGTAGCCGAGCCTGTCACGCGCTTCGAAGGCGAAGCCTCCGAGCATCATAGAAACGGTCATGGGGGCTCCTTGCGCGCCACGCTGCGGCGCGCTATGGTTGTGGCTCGGGGTACGGGGGAATTCTGTGTTAGACCTGCTGGTGTTTTTCGTGCCGCAAATCATCGTGGCTGTTGTAATTGCCACGTCGTTTCGTCGTTACGCTAAGGGTTCAATTTCGAAGCCTGCGCTAACTCGGAATGTCCTGATCAATGTTACGCTTGGTCTGGCAATTTTTTCATACACGATGTACTCGACCAACGCTTCTGCAAAACAGTCAAATATCGAAACGATTGATCAAATACTATCTGAGAATGAGATCGTTTCTAATCTGCGAGTTAAGCACCTGGAAGCCCCGTTCTTCTCTACTATGCCGTTCTCAGGGACCAGCGAGTACACTGGCTTCTTCACAGTTCGTAACGAGAAGAAGCCACTCGACTCCCCGTGCGACATTCAAACATTTGACTACCGCTGGCGATCGATAGACGGAGACCGATACGTTATAAATATTGACGGCGCCACAATGTCTCGCATGCTGGCGTGCAACCACTAGGACTAACAACTAGCCTTCCGCTTGGCCCGTCGCGCCCTCACCTCACAGGGCAGATCAAAGGCGCCGCGCCATACGCCGCGCTTAGCCCGGATCGCATCCTCCTGGGCGTCAGCGAACCTACCGCCGCTATACCGAACCCAGTCAACGGCCCACCCGTTTCGGACGAGCCATTCCCCCACAGATGCTCCATCGGCGCGGAAGCAATTACCCACGATCCGTCCATAACGATCACGATCCACGAACTCGCAGCGAGCTGGCCGTGAAGCGGCAAGCCAGTCGTCAAGGGCGAATGCCGCATCTTTGCCGCAGCGGTACTCCTCACCGGCTTCATCGTCGCAGCGCTGCCAGCTTTCAGGCGCATCAACGCCGTTGAGCCTGATCCGCTCGCCGCTGATCTCGATGGTGTCGCCATCAATCACAGAAGCTCGTCCCTCCATCGTCTGTGCGATGGCGGGTGTGGCAAAGATTATGATGAGCGCGGCAAGCAAACGAGTCATTGCGATCTTGTATTGCATTGCCGCGCCTCTCTCAACTCAGAAGCCACCACCACCACTGAAGCTCGACTCCACGGCAGATTTTGCCGCCTGGCCTACGCGAGACGCCGCCGCATCGGCCGCGCTTTCCGGCGATGTGACGCCAGTGATGTTGAACGTGTTGCTCACGTTCAACGAGACCGGCTGCGGGTTCGTCACGGCCACCTGCTGAACGCCCGAAGGCTGGTTCATGGCGGCGATGCTGCTCGAGTCGATGATGACCGGGCTGCGGCTGTTGTCGACCGCCTGTTGCAGCGGATTGACCTGCGTGCCGCGTTGCGCTGCCAGCTGGGCGTCGACGTTCTCGGGCGAGACGGTAGGTTTGTCGAGCCCGAGCATGTTCTTGAGCCAGCGGATGTTCTGTGCGGACTTCTCATTATCGCGAGCCTGTCGGGCGGGATCGTCCCTGAGACGCTGCCCGCCCTTGTTCATCAGCCACGCGAAACCGAGTAGGCCAGCGGCAGCAAGGCCTGCGCTGCGTCCTGCCGTTCCTGCTGCACCTGCGGCGGCTCCAGCGGCCGTTCGACCGCCTGCCCCTGCGGCAGCGCCAGCAGCAGCGCCGCCACCAAATCCACCAAGGATACTGCCAACCTTCCCAAAGGATTTGAGGATGCCTATGGCAGTCGTAATACCCGTCAGGAACGCAATCGCCCTGGCCAACTTCATGATCGAGCTGGCAACAAGGCCAATCCCCACGGCCGCAAGCATCAGCTTGAAGCCATCCGCCCCAAGCTCACCAAGGAACTGGGCAATCGGGTTGTTGCGGATCGCGTCGGACAACTCGCGGACAGACGCGCCATATTCCTTGAACTTGGCGAAGATCCGGCCCAGCTGATCAGCCGAAGCGGAGCCATCCGCTTTGCCGAACAGCAGGTCTCCAAGGTCGTTGATCGTCTCGCGGATGCCGCTGTCGACACCAAAGCCCTGCAGGAAAGCCTGCATCGCGGTTCCCATCTTGTCGAAGATGGTAGCGCGCTCGCCCATGGTATCCAGGATATCGCCTACCCCGAGCGCCGCTTCCTTGATGCCGGGCAGCATGTCGTCGCCCATGCTGCGGAAGAAGTCGGCGAACTTGTTTTTCAGGATCTGCAGCACGTTTCCGACCGTGCTGGCGCGGATCGTGTATTCCTTGAACGCGCTGCCCGCGTAGTTCGCTTCATTGCCCACAAGGCCAAGCTGGCGACGCAGCTCCGTGGCATTGTTGATGACGGGCATCAGGGCGCGCGCTTCGTCGCCGAACAGCGCGGAGGCAATCGATATCCGCTCCCATTCCGGAAGCGTCTGGATGCGGTCGATGACGTCCAGAGTCGTCTTCAGCGCGTTTTTCTGCATCGACTTGGCGGTCTTCACCGCATCGAGGCCGAGCCGCTTGAAGGCCGTGTTGTGCGTTTTCGTCGCCCGCGTGCCGATCGTGAGCGCGCGTCCCATATTCCGGAACGACGTCGCAGCGACTTCCGCCTCGCCGCCGGACGAAATCATGGCGCCGCCGAACGCCAGCGTCTCCTGTGCGGAGAAGCCAAACATCTCGCCGGTTGCGGCTACTCGCTTCGTGTACTCCAGAAGACGCGGCGCATTGGCCGCCGTGTTGTTCGACAGGTGGTTGAGGCTGTCGGCGAAGAGCCCGACCTCGTTCACGCCGAGGTTAAGCTGGTTCTTGATTTCCGCGAGCGCCTGCCCGGTCTCGGCAACGGGGACGTCCCATGCCGTCGACACCTTGGCGACCATCTCGCTGAACTTGGTGATTTCCGCCAGCGGGATGTTTGCCTGGCCGGCAGCCGCGTAAATCTCGGCGATGCCGCTGGCCGCAATCGGCAGTTCCTTCGACATGGCGATGATGGAGCGGCGAACATTCGCCATCTGCTCGTCGTTCGCGTCCAGCACCTTGCGGACGTCTGCGAAGGCAGACTCGAATTCCAGCGCCGCACCGACCGTCCCGCCAATGCCCTGCGTGACGCCCACATAGGCGCCACCGAACGCAGCGAGCCGGCCCGCCATGCCAAGGAAGGAGGCGTGCCCGCGTTGGAGGCTTCCGAGCGCGCTGTTGATTCCCTTCGCCCGGCCAGACACATTGTCGATCAGCGAGAGGATAAGGCTTGATTTCAAGACGGCCATGCTGCCCTCGCGCTACATACCGCCGCCGAACAGGCGACGGATTTCCATTGCTTTTTCGAAGTAGGCCATGGCCTTAGCGGGCGGCCACTTCTCCAGCCGGTCTACGTCCTGCTTGAGTTCGCGAGCGATAACGCTCACGATCAGCCGCCAGTCGTGACCGGCGGCTCCTCCCCCAGGAGGTCTTTGGTGGCGGCCATGATGGCGTTCAGGTCACGAGACTTGACCTTGCGGAAGGCGGGAAGCGGCACGTCGGCCATAGATGCCAGAACGGCGATGATCTTGGACATCTCGCCCTTCACGGCGTCGGCAAGCATCAGGTCGCCGACTTCGGCTTCGCGGAAGGTGAACTCATCATAAATCTTGCCGCCATGTTCGACGGGCTTCGAAAGCTTGACAGTGGTCATGCTGGTCTCCTCATCAGGAAAGAAAAAGCCCGCATTCGCGCGGGCTGAGTTAGCGGCGTGGAGTGCTACAGAAGCAGCGAGTTCCGCATGCCGCTATGCTGGCTGATGCCACCGATCTTCACGTCGAAGTCATCCATTTCGATCAGCTCGTCGCCGTCGACTTCCAGCTTGTAGTAGTTGACCGAGACCGAATAATCGTTCTCAGCCATGTCGCCAGGCTTCCAGTTGCCCGGATCGGCCTGCTTGAGGAAGCCGCGGATCGTCATGACCGCCGAATGCTCGACGCCGTCCTCGTCGACCAGCGCGCCAGTGATAAGGAACAGGTTCTCGGTCCCGGCCTTGAGGCCGAACAGTTTCAGGATCTGCGGGTCGAGGCCGGGCATCTTGAAGCTGAATTCCAGCTTCTCGAAACCCATAGAGACCTCGCGCGGCTTGATCATGCCGGCGTTGCGAAGCTCCTCGAGCTTCGCCTGCGGGACCGGGGGCGTAATGTCCCCGATCTGGCCTAGCTTGGATTCTCGGTCGGCCCACAGCATGCAGTTGCGCAGGAGATAGCGCGGAAGATTGCTCATCGTATATTCCTTGTGATTAGACGGCGAGCGTCAGGGGGCCGTTCTCGATCGCGCCGCGCACCTCATCCAGCAGCAGCTGGTAGTAGAGGATGTTGCGGTGGGTCGTGATGTTGATCTGTTCCATGATGCCGACCGGCTCGAACTCGACGTTCAGGAACACCTTGCCGTTGGCGTTGACCGTCGGCTCGTTCAGGTCGGACAGCCAGACGCGGCCGCCGAGAATGTCGTCGTTCTTCTGGAAGACGCGAAGCGCGGCGTTGCCGTCTTCGATCATCATCTTGAGGTTGGCCTTGGTCAGCTTGCGGTCGACATAGACGAAGTACAGGTCTTCCAGCGCTTCGTTGATCATGTCTGCCGTCGCGCGGACGCTGTCGAACTGCCAGATGTCCACGTCGGTCGCCAGACGCGAACCCCAGGTACGCAGGCCGCCACGCTCATTGATGACGGTCGAGACCTGCCGCTCGTTGAGGTAGTTGCTGTCGACCGGGTACTGGACCGTGCGCGCCACGCCGTCGAGCGTGCGGATGATCTTGTTCGATACCGAGCCGGACACGCCTTCCGGAGAGGCCACGACGCGAGCGCGAACGCCGGCAAAGACCGGAGCAATCGGAACCGTCACGGGTGTGCCGTTAACGTTCTTGATGCCCTTCGGGTCGATGATCAGTATGCGGTCGCTGTTGACCGTGTTGCGGAAGCGGACGGCTTCCGCGTTGGTCGAGTTCGGGCCATGGATATAGGCGCGCGCGCGGATCTGCGGGCAGATGGTTGCGAGGGCCGAAACGAACGGGCTGCTGACGTCGCCGAGATTGGAGACCGCCGTCGCGCCAGAACCACCGCCACCGGAGAAGCTGACCGTCGGCGCAGACACATAACCTTCGCCAGGCTCCGCAACGGTAACGCCAGTCACCGGGCCGCCAAGGACCGCCGTCAGGATAGCGCCGGAGCCACCACCGCCGGAGATCGTGACCGCAGGCGCGTCGACATAGCCGGAGCCCTTGTTGGTCATCGTGATGGCCGTGATCTCACCATCCGCAACAGTAGCGGTAGCGGTCGCCTGTACGCCGCCAGCCGGAGGGGCTGCGATCGTGATCGTGGGCGCGCTGGTGTAGTCGTCACCGGGATTGGTGATCGTCAGCGATACGACCTTGTGCTTGTTGATGGTCGCAGTCGCCGCTGCGTCGCCGGAGCCGGAGAAGGAAACCGAAGGCGCTGCCGTGTAGTCCGCGCCACCGTTCGTAACGGTGACCGACAGCACGCCGTCCTCGATGTAGGCACCAGTATCGCCGGCCGTCACGATAACGCGCGGCTGGACGCCCAGAAGCGACTTGGCGCGCAGCGCGGCATAAAGGCCGGTGCGAGCAGCGGCGTCGCCGATGAGGTTGGCCTGCACGACGGCCGGGTCTTCGTCGTCTTCGACGCGGTTCACGATGACGGTGGAACCACCCTCCCCCATCACGGACAGGACGTCAGCCAGAAGCGTGCCGGTCGCGCCAAGCAGCGAGGCGGCAGCCTGGGACGTGACGAGCGTCGGGGTATTGATCGGGAAGGAAGCGGCATCCGCGTCGGGGGCCGTGCCGTTGACGAACGTCACACCGAAATTCTGGACGCGCAGAAGCGATGGCGTGTCGGGGCTTTCCCCAAGGTTCACGCCATGGAAATACGATAGGTCAGCCAATGCGGCCTCCTTCTAAGGTTGTGGTGGTGGTGTTTTGTGGTGGCGGGCTTACGGCCAGTGGGTGTTGCCGAATTGGATCGGCGCGCCACCGGGGATGGCGCGGTCCATGGCTTTTCCCTTGTGGAGAGGTTCAGAGAGAGGCGCAGAGGCGCCAGAAGTCATCGACTTGGGTTTCCGTCATGGACTGCGCCATGGCGAAGATCAGAACGAGCGGGTGCGGCGGTGCCTTATTCGTAGCGCGAAGGCGCGAGGAGAGCGGCGGCGCGCTCCGGCGAGAACAGGGTTTCGGCTGCATCCTTGAGCATGCCGAACAGCTCGTGATCGCCCCGGAATGTGTTGGCGACACGGAAGATATTACGAACTCGTGCCGGGGCCTGCGCCATGTAGCCTTCGATGGCCTCCGCCTCTTCGTCGGTGGTGCGCTGCCACAAGTCGATAGCGTCGATGATGGCAACAGGATCAGGCGTTACGACAGCCTCAATTTCCGCGATCTCCTCCGGCGTCATCGGCACGACAACGGAGGCCATGGTGTTGATGTCAAAGACGAGCTTTTCCATTTGCCCTTACCTCCAATCCAGAGAGACTTTGCCGGTGAAGGTCGGCGTACCCGCAACCGTGGTGAGACGCATTTGCGAAAGGGCGCTAGGAAGCGTCACATACCCAGCTATGTTTGTCAGCCCGCTGGCGGTGAGAGCCAACGTTCCCTCAATAGCCCATGAATTTGAATTTCCTACTCTTGCCAGAGTCAAAACTCCCCCCATCGGTCCCGAGTACGATGCATTCGCAGCCATCGCAAACGCGGTTGTAATCTCAGCCGCGCCCGTGGAACTCGCTACCTGCAAGGCAGACACGGATTTGTACCCTGTCGACACCAAGCCTCCCGACGTTCCCAGCAGCAAAATAGGCTGCCCGTTTGCGCTGAGAGTGACGTTGGAGAAGGTCAGGATAAGGTTTCGCGCGTTCGCCGGAATGCCGGTGATGTCCACTGCGGTAGAGGACAGCGTGATTTCGCCCGTTCCGTTGATGCCGTTGGCGATGAACTGCGGAATGCTGTTCGTGCCACTTGCCCGCACCAGCATGCCGACAAGCCGCTTGCGGTCGTAGTTCGCCGGCATCGTCGGCGCCGAGCTGGATAGCGAGAACAGCGCATCCGTCACCAGCGTATCCGACCGCTGAATGAGCCAGATGTAATAGGTGTTGTTGCCGACCGTTCCAGTGTCGAGGCCGCCTTGGTTGGTGCCGACCGCCCATGCCGCGTCAATGCGCTTGGTGAGAGCCGAGGTGAGCTGCATGAGGTAGAATGGCGAGGCGTCTGACGCCGCAGCGCCGGCCGCAATGTCCACGTCGTTCGCCGCATCGGATGCGTTCGTGGTCAGAGCAAGGCCGTAGACGTAGCCTTGGATCTGCGGCCCCGAAAGCGGCGTGCCGAAGACCGACGCCTGAAACGTGGTGGTGCCGGTCTTGAAGATTTCGGCTTTCTGGCCCGGCTGGAGGATCAGCGTTGCGCCGCCGTTGATGGTGTCCGTCGAATCCGGGTCAATCGTTACGTTGCCGGTGGAATCGTTCCAGACCTCAATGCGCCAGTTCGTGCGCAGGTTGGCCGTCACGTCGAGTGCAAGTGTCGCGGCAGCCGTGAAGCGGATCGAGGCGAGATAATCGGCGTCGAGAGCCGTATAATTCGCCGACTTCGCAACAATCGTCGGGTAGATCGTTACGGGCGGCAGGCTGCTCACGTCGGCGAAGAAGTCCGTGCCGTCGCAATAGACGATGGCGGACTCTCCCTGCTTCAGGATCAGCGTGGCATCTCCGTTGATCGTCTCGGCCGCGTCCGGATCAATCGTCACATCTCCGCCAACGGCCATGACCGCGCAATGCCAGTCCGCGCCGAGCGTGGCGGCAGCGGTCAGCGACAAGGTGGCGGCGGAGGTGAAGCGCAGAGCCGCGTTGTTGTCGTTCGCAACAGCCGTGTATGCGCCGGACTTCGAGGCCAGCACGACGCCATTGTCGAGGTCCCGCCGAAGGATCGCCATGATCGTCCGGAAAGCGTTGTCGAAGTTGGAAACGGCATTCGTGCCGAGAATGCCGATCCCTCCGATATCCGTATTGTCGCCGGCCGTCGTGGAGAATTCCAGAAAGCTATTTTTTGCCATGAGGTGCCTCTTAGTAAAGCCCGACGCTGCCCTTTGAGACAGCGGAACGGTATTGGCCGGAAGACTGCGCAACCGAGCGGCCATAGTCGGTTTGCTTGCCGTCGCCCAGGACCGGCCCCTTCGGCGCTGTCGGGAAGCCGTTGGCGGTCGTGACGGTGTTCATGAACTGGTTTCCGAGATAGCCACCGAGGAGCGCACCGAGCGGACCGGCGACAAGGCCGCCGAGGATGCCGCCGCCGAGCGGGCCGATGCTGTTCTTGAATGCTGAGGCGAGCTGCGCCTTTCGGTTCACGCCCTGCGCCGCAAGCTTCATCTGCTGATCGGAAACCATCCCGTATTCGTCGGGAGACAAGAGTCCGACTTGCCGTGTGGTGCGGCGGGTGGTGGTTTGTGGGCTGGATATGGTCTTTGCTGTTGCGGGCCCCTCGACGACGGCGGCGGTTTCGACCTCCGGCATGCTTTCAACGGGAAGGCTTGCAAGCGGGCTCGGGGCGAGCTTGCCGACGCCTAGAATATCGTTCGGGTCGAGAACCTTTTGACCGCTGAGTCCGAGAACACCCGCCTGCCCCATCGTGTCTGCCATCTGGCCGTAGGCGCTCGCCAGGCTGGTCTTGGGGACAGAGGCCGTTGTCATCGGAGAAACGGAATTGATGGCAGCAACCGCATCCTGTGCCGGCGTCTTGCCGAGAAGCCCGAGCGCCCTTTCACGGCTCTTCATCGCGTTCGCCTTCTGCGCGTCCGTGAGATCGAGGGAGCCGTTTGCCATCTGAAGCCGCTGGCGGTCAGTATTCGCGCGGTTCTGCATGCTCGCCATGTCGTTCGGGCCGCTGAAGCTCAGAAGCCCAGAGGAGGCCGCAGCCGGTGTCATGCCTCGTTCCGCAGAGCCAGAAAGCGCCATGGTAGGCGATGCAAGCGGGCTGCGCGTAACCGACATTGTGGATGCCGGATTGACCGCGGCCATGATGCCGGTGGCGCTGTCCGACTGGTTGAGGCCCGTTCCTGCCCGGTCGGCGAATTGCGGGGTTGGAACGCGGCTTAGCGGGCCGGAGTTGTCAACGCCATTTAAGGAAACAGAATAGTCGTCTGCGGGTGCCGTGCCCGGCGCTGTTCCGTGAAAATGGATAGCGTTCCCTAGACCAAGCGCGGTTGCTCCGGCCTCAATCATGGGATTAATCCAAGCGCGCAGATTGGACCGGTCGGAGAAGTTCGGGTTCGCATAATTGACGGCGTTCCCGATGCTGGAATCCTCGCCTACGACGCGGTTTTCGATGTGTTCGCGCACCATGTTTTGCAGTGCTTTGCGCGCTTCTGGAGCATTCTGCACCGTCCCATACGGATCTAGACGCTTCGGCCCTGCAATCTTGGAGAAGGCGCGTTTCTGATTGAGTACGTCGGTCGTCGTCTTGGGAAAGCTCGGTGACGCTATGCGGTTCGTTACCGTGTCAACAACTGCGTTCACCATCGCCCGATAGGTCGATGGAGAGCGCCGCTCTATGGATCGCGGAACTTCCGTGTCCACGACGCGGCTGATATAGTCGATGTCACGATCCGTTAGGCGGACAGTTTTGGCCATTGGGAACCTCGGAGAGATTGGTGTTTTTCAGAATTGCATTTGCGGCAGTGCTCTTCGCCTCCCCCTCATTCGCTGGCGATTGCTACGTCAGTGAAGATGACGACACATGGTCGATTGAGGTCGTGGAAGGCGGCTTCAAGTGGAACCAGGGTGTCACGAGCATCGAGCTCGACGATAGCGGCACCGGCACCGGCAGCTCTGCTCGTGTTGGCGTTGATGAGAATGGAGAGGCCTATCCATACCTCTTCCATAAGGGAGACCTGATCTTTGCAAACATGGTCTACGTCCCGGCACCAGCGAGCAAATGCAAATAGGGAACTCGCTCCATCGACTCAGGATTGCGACTATGCTTTTCTTTGAGAGAGGAGACACCCTATGTTGGGATACAAACGACCTACTGCTGTAGAAAGCCTTCGCACAGCTTTGAAAACACGACGAGAGCTTGAGGGACGGCTGTCTGACACCGATGTGAATTTCGAGGTGGCAAGGAATGTCTTGCACGAAGACCTCGGTTATGTCGGGGATCGGCGAATTGGCTACGATTTGGAAGATGACACAAAAGACATCCTTCTCGCCCACGCTCGCCAAGACGCCGCACATGCCCTCCTTAATTCAGTCACTCTCTTGAAAAAGCAAAAGCGGCTTCATCTGCTTATGTATGTTGCAGTCGGGTTACTAGCCTACATTGCAGCCAAGGTGAGCTGACCATCTGGACAAACCAGATACCTGATCGCATTCTATGGCGATGAAAAGCCGCCTTACTCCTGAAGTCCTTTTGGGCATTTTTGCCGTAGCGCTTGGCGGCATGTACGCCCGCGGGCGAATTCATCCTGAATTCACGGTGGATTTTGCGCTATTTTGTCTATCTGTGCTTCTCCTGCTCTGGCTTCTCTGGCCGACAAAGCGCGACAAAGCCGATAGCTGATCACTCTGCCGCAACTGCCATCGGCGCGGTGACAGCGAGCGCCCTCGACAGGAACGACGTGAGCGCCTGCCGCTTCTGCTCCGCCGAAAGCTTGAGCTGGTCGAGCCGCTGAAGCTCCCGAACGATCTGCATCTTGCTTGTCGACGAGCTTGCCATCAGGCGCTTCGCCACCTCGTCGGCCACGTCCGGCGTCATGCCGCCGAGCATGCGCAGTCGAGATCCGATAAAGCTCAACGTCGCATTGACCGGCCCGCCTGTGGCAAGGTTCTTCACCGTGTCCAGACCTTCCTTCAGACCGCCAGCCTCCGCCATGTCGATGCCCTGCCGGACGGTCGTGGAATTGCCCGTCACGGCCTGATACGTGGCGCGCTTGCGAGCCTCGTCGAAGATGGTCTTGCGGAACTCGGCAAACTTCTCCGGGCTTTCGAAGAGCGTTTGCAGGTTCTTCATCTGCGCCGGCCGCGAGAAAACGCGCAGGATGGCGTTGTTCGTCACGCCGGCCTGGTCGATCTGGTTGCGCAGGGTTTCCGCAGCGCCGATGCGTGCACTCGCCTTCTGCGCCGGGCCCATGTTCGCCACTTCCCGTTTCAGGGCTTCCGGCGACATACGGAACACCTCACGGCCCGTCTCCAGGGCCTTATCCAGTTCGGCCTTGCCTGCCCACGCGCTGCGCGCCGCCGCATAATCCGGGTTCAGCCTGTCCACTTCGGACAGCATGCGGTTCTTCAGGCCGACAAGGATGCGACCCTCGTTCGTCACCTTCTTGGTGATGCTATCGGTCTCGCGCTCAATCATGTCGTCCATGGCGCGCTTTATATAGTCCCACCCGCGCGTATCCGGCACGCGCCGAACCACCTTGCCGCCATCGTCGAGGACGTTGATGAACATCTGACGGAACGGAGCTTGCTCGTTACCGGCCAGCGTCTCAGCGTGGCGCAGCGCTGTCTTTCCTGCCGGCGTCTCAAGGATATCCTCAAGCGTCTTGGTGAAATGCACCGGCTTGGAGTAGGCCTGCCGATATAGCGGCCCCGCGGCCTTCTCTGCCGCATCGGCAATCGCATCCTTCGCAGCGAGATAGCCGTCAGGATCGGCGAACGTCTGCGAAATCGCCGACTTCAGCCGGTCCCCCTGCCCGAACTGGCGCAGCGTCACCTGCGCCTGGACACGGCCACGGGCCTTGCCGGGAATATTCGTGGCGGTCCTCAACAGGTCGCGCGTGGATTCTCCGCCAACGTCAGCGAGCGTCAGGCTGTTGCCCGTTGCCATTCGCTGGCCGGCCTGATCGATCGGCATGCGCGAGGTGACGCGCTCGG